TAAACGTTTCTAATAATATGTGTGTAAGAGCGTGAGTGAATAGTTTCGTTAAATGCCCAAGTTTCAATCCATGTTTCAATCTCAGGTATAGTTGCTAAAGGCAACAGGGCCAAGTTGGGCGAACGGCCCTGCACAGAGTCGAGCACAATCTGCCTTTTTAGATTGCTCGTAAAAATGTGTTGTTCGTATGGTGTAAGATCTTTAAAGTCTTTGGCATCACGCATAACGTCAATTTCTTCAGGTCTCCAAAAGAAACCTAACTGACGATCAGTTAACTTTTCAAATTGTCTATACTTTACAACGTCATAACGCTGGATACCATTACCACCGTTTGGATCTAAGAACGCTAAACTTTTCAGATGATTCTTTTTGTTTTTATTTAAAACACTCATTACTTGTCGCCCCTGACTTAAATTTTACAAGATTCGCAGTCATCTTCTTCAAACTGCTCTTCACTATTATCTACTTCTACTGAATCTGCTACGTCACGATCAATGTCAATTTCGCCCTGACCATCGTGTGTGTTGTTGTAATATAACTGTTTGCCACCGTATTTATAAAACATTACGATATGTTTGAGTAGTTCACTCATAGGAATTTTATCGTCATCGTAGTACTGTGGATTGTAGGAAGTATTTACTGATATTCCTTGATCAATATACTTCTGGAGAATGGCCATAATTTTTAGATAACCCTCCGGTGACTTCTGATCCCATAACAGTTCATACTTGTTTTTAAGGCGTCTAAATTCTGGGACAACCTGACGTAATGCACCGTGCTTACTTTGTTTAACAGATATGTAACTACGTGGTGGTTCTACACCGTTAGTTGAGTTTGAAATCTGTGCTGACGTTTCAGCAGGCATGAGTGCCATAAGTGTTGAATTACGGATACCTGTAGTTTTAAGTTGTTCACGTAAGCCTTTCCAATCAACATGGTCAACTGGATCAACTAACTCGTCAACATCCTTTTTATAAGTATCAACAGGTAGTATACCATCATGATACTTGGTTTCATTTGACTTAGGACATGCACCAAACTCTTCTGCTAAGTCTGCTGATGCTTTGATCAAATAGTAACTCCAATGCTGTGCCCAGCGATCTAACTCTGGTAAACAACTTGGGTCTGAATATGTAAAATCATTTTTTGCTAACCAGTAAGCAAGGTTAATAATACCTACGCCTAGTGGACGTCTATTCTGTGTAGCATAAGCGGCCGCTAGTACTGGATAGTTTTGATAACTTAATAATGCGTCTAGGCCTCTAACAGCAAGTTCACATGCTTTCTGCATTTCTTCTGGCTTTCTAAACACACCCCAATTGATTGCTGACAGTGTACACAGTGCAATTTCACCAGTAGGGTCATTTAAGTCCGTTAATGGCTTAGTAGGTAAGTCAATTTCACAACATAAGTTTGATTGTCTCACTGGTGCTAAGTCAGGTTTAAATGATCCGTGTGTGTTTGCATGATCTACATTCTGTAGATATATTCTTCCTGTGTCTTTACGCTCTTGTACAAACTGGCTAAACAAGTCAATTGCTTTAATTGTTTTTTTACGCAGACGTGTGTTACGTTCTGCTGTTTCATAAAGTTCTTTGAACTTTTCTGGATCAGCAAAGAAAGCATCGTACATTTCAGGCACATCATGTGGTGAGAATAAAGTTATGTCTCCACCACTTAATAATCTTTCATACATTAGTTTGTTAAACTGTATACCATAGTCCATGTGACGTACACGATTGTCGTCAGTACCTTTGTTGTTTTTAAGTACTAATAGGTCTTCCACTTCTAAATGCCATACTGGATAGTAAAGAGTGGCCGCTCCGTTCCTAACACCGCCTTGTGAACAGGAGCGTGTCGCCGCCTGGAAAAGTTTAAAGAATGGTACAACACCTGTGTGGTAAGCATCACCTTTTCTAATAGGTGATTTAATAGCACGAATTCTGCCTGCGCCAATACCTATACCTGCTTTCTGTGAAACGTATCTTACAATACTCGAAGTTGTAGCATTAATTGAATCTAACGAGTCATCAGTTTCAATTAACACGCAACTACTAAACTGTCTTTGGCTAGTTCTAACGCCAGCCATTACAGGAGTGGGTAGTGATATTTGATGTGTTGAAATAGCATCATAGTAATCTTTAACATAGCCTAATCTCACTGCTGGGTCATAGTTACTAAACAATGTTGCCGCAATCAACATGTAAGTCATTTGTGGTGATTCGTATAGTTCACCTGTAACACGATTCTGTACTAGATACTTGCCACGGAACTGTTCCATAGCAACATAGGTTAGCGATTCATCTCTGTCGTGTTTGATATATGAGTTAATTTTATCCCACTCATCAGCTGTATATAAATCCATCAGATCTGGATCATACATACCAAGGTCAATGTTCTGTTTTATTAGTTTTGTAATATGCCATGGCTCAAATTGTCCATAGACATCTTTACGAATATGATAGTTAATTAAACGTCCTGCTACGTATTGATAGTTTGGTGTTTCTTCTGTGATAAGATCTGCGGCTGATTTAATAACTGTTTCTTGTATGTCTGCTGTTTTGATACCTTCATAAAACTGTAAGTGGCTTTTAATCTCAACTTCACTTGCCGATACACCTGTGATACCTTCACAGGCCCACATTACTACTTTATGAAGTTTATCAATGATTAGCGGTTCTTTTTTACCATTACGTTTAGTTACTAGTATCTCTGCCATGTCTATCCTAATTTGTTTATCAATTCGTTACAATCAAATGTTTCTTTAATTTTAAATTTCTGCTGTTCTGTACTTATCACTGAACTTATATCCCAGTTAAGAATATAGTCATTATTAACTACTAATATTATAACGTCACTGCCAAACTCATCAACTGCTTTGGTAATTTTAATATCTGGTGTTTCGTTAACTAGAATTATAGTATATGCTAATCCGAGACAAATAGCAAGATCACAATATCCATCTTCTGCCAAAAGATCCCAAGGACCTAACCAATTAGTTTGATCGTTCCAATGTATTAAATGATTGATTCTAGGTGCGTGACTCCACCATTCATTGATAACATCAAGTTGTTGCTCTAGGGTTTTGTCTTTAAGATTAAGACGTAGTTGTCTCCACTCACGTAATCGTGTTTCAAAATCTTGTGGCCACATCAGACTAGCGTAGATGTGTTAATGAATAATGAATGTGTCCTGCGACGTCGTTTGTACTTGTATACTTAAACAAGAAGTTACTACCTGACTCTTCTACTGATAATACAACACCCGTGTCTGCATTTTCATTATAGTCATCGTAGTATGATAATGCGTTTGACCCTTGTGTTAACGATACTGTTAATGTACCAATACGTTTAGCGTTACCTCTTGAAATAGAATAGTCTATTTTAAAACAGCAAAAGCCATTTTCTTGTCTAGTAAAAATAGTCTGTGCTGTTGATTGATTGTTTTGGATATCAGCTCTTAGGCCAGACTCACGCTTATAGTTACCATAAGCAATAGCTCTAGCATTGTCAAAGTATATACCTCTAACTGATTGGTCAACTTCAACTCTAGTGTGAATTAAATCATCGGTGTCATTACGCTCAAACATATCGCCGACTGACACGTTATCATGTGCTAAAATTTGAATTATTGATTCACTTGGATTTCCATTGCCGTTAAATGTGTTAGCAACATCTAAGAATACATTGTTTGCAGAAATGTTTTTACTTACATTTCTAAAGTATATGCCTGAGTCAGCAATATCATCAAATAAGTTTTGTGTGATTCTATAACCTAGCGGACCTACGTCTGTTGTTCCATCGCCTAACTGTACACCTCTAAACAATAGACTAAATCTACCGTTAGTAAATGTAAAGCCATTTGAGTTAGCGTCTGCTTTAACTCCATATGTAGCACCGTGGAAACCACATTTATCAAATGTGATCATTTCTGGTGTTGTTGCTGAAGTGCCTTCAACTTCGACACAGATAGTACCAACTGAAGCATCTTGTAGATCTGTTTTTTGTAATGGACCACTAAAGTTCATTGACTCAAAATAACATTGTTCTGCAGATTCAATTAATAGAATATGATTTTGAATATTTGACTCAACAGTCATTGAGCTCATTTCAATATACTTAGGCAGTGTTGCTGAGTTAGCGCCAATGTTAGCACCTGTTTGCTGTAAACTATCTGTTGTACGCATAACAAATGTTGGCACTGATGAATCATCTGGAGCCATTCTAATAATACTTGACTCAACACCTTCACCCCATACTTTAGCATATGGTGGAACTAAAATAGTATCACTTACTTTGTAAACACCTGCTGGAAAGTATAGTGAACGTCTAATTTCTGGATTTTTCTCACGACAGAATAATTCGTAGAATGCACGATTAATAGCATCAGTATCATCTGTTTCGCCATCACCTACAGCACCAAAGTCTTTAACTGATGCCATTTCGTCAAACTTAGCACCTAGAGTGCGTTCAACAGCAGGGTCGCCTGTTTTAACTGTGTAACCTGCGGCTTCACCTTTGTATGTGTATGCTGTTGCTACTGATAGAACATCACTAAATTCAGTAAGAACTTCTGTGTTACCGATAACTGGTGCACCTTCTACTAAGGTACCATTACCAATATAAAGTTTACGTTGATCAATTGACCAACCTAATTCACCACCTGCTAGTTGAGGTAGATTTTCCTGTAATCCTTTACGATGTTGTATACGTGAAATTTGTACGATTGCCATAAGTCTCTATCCGTTTATTATGATAGTATTTATCTAGTTGACAAGAAAGATGATTAAGAAATAATATGTTAAGAAATGTAGTATTTGATCTGTAGTTGCTGTCCACCACCATATTTTATCTTGCCGGCTACAGTCTAACCATCTGTTTACTCTATGTTTAGCGAAGTCAATGTGCCAGTGTATGATATAATCTAATATTGATGCTATAACTGCTGTTGTGACGTCTACTAGTAGTGCAAAAACTATAAATGTTCCTACTAGATGATGTAGGTAGTGCCAATGTCCTCCAGCACCAAAGTAATAATATTTTTCTCTTGATCTCCCCCACAAGGCATGTGCTTGTAGTCCAAGATCTATAAAAACATGTTTTAGGAATAATAAAAATAGTAAGTCTGTCATCAATGGTGCTTCTTATAATATTCTTCTACCCTTTGCCACCATAGGTCACGCCACATATCCCATTCAGTGCCTTCTGATATAAACTCTTGATACTTGTAATCCTTTGAACACATTAATACAACACCTTTGCGTATGTTAGTGCCGTATACTTCGTTATGTGCTTCTGCGTATGCGGCCAACTGTAAGAAGTAGTCTTCAATCCACTCACGCTTTTTAGGTTTGTTAGTTTGTTTAAAGTCAAGTATAGCAGGCTCGCCTTTGTGTACACCTACTAGGTCAGTTGTGCCTGCATATATCTTAGGATGATATAAAGCAACTTCAGTTCCCCAATATTCATCAACATTACATAGTCCTTCCTTGATCACAATCTTAGCCATGTCTAAACTTTGTTGTGCATAAGGATTACTGACGCTTTCTTTTAGTTCTTCGCCTAACACATAGTTTTCTAAGTAAGTGTGCATACGTGTGCCTCTATTGGCCGCTTCTGTAACTATCTGCGTTGCTTTTTCTTCACCTACAGATTTGCGCCAATTTGCCAAGGCTTGTTGTTTTTCTTTTGATTTAGTTTTATCTAGTATTGTAGTAACACTAGGAACAGCATTACCGTCTGGACATGTATATAATCTTTTACCGTCTACACTGGCTCTGGATAGTTCTTTGTAATTAAATTTATTTGTTATCATTTACTGTAAAACTTTCCCCACAGCCACACTCTCCTGTAGCATTAGGATTATTAAATTCAAAGCCTTCGTTTAACCCTTTTTTAACATAGTCCATTTCTAAACCGTTAAGGTATACAAGACTCTTCTGGTCTACTATTATTTTAACACCATTGTTGTCAAACACTTCATCGAACTCATCCAAACTATCAACAAATTCCAATACGTATGCCATACCCGAGCAACCTGTTGTTTTGACGCCAACGCGAAGTCCTATTGTGCCTTCTCTAGAACTAATTGCTTTTAATGCACGACTGTGTGCTGTTTCTGTAAGTGTTATCATACCGAAAAACTTGATCCGCAACCACAAGTAGTTTGAGCATTAGGATTACGTATCGCAAAAGTTGATCCTTGAACTGACTCTGTCCAATCTATTTCTGCACCTTGAACGTATTGAGAACTCATGGCATCAACTAATATTGTTACACCATTAAATTCAAAAACAAAATCATCTTCTTCTTTTTGTTCTTCAAATGTAAATCCATATTGCATACCCGAGCACCCGCCTCCTTGTACAAACATCCTAACCATAAGATTTGGATTCTGCTCTTCTTCAATTAATGATTTAATTTTATTAACTGCTGTATCTGTAACTGTAATCATTTAAATTCTAATGCTCCGTCATTTATTTTAGACCAATTAAAAGTTATCGATTCTATCCAATAATTTTGATAGAACTTATAAGTTTTATTTGGAAATTTATTCATTGCTCTAAGTATATAGTTTGCTTGTAAAGGTGCTGTTGTTGTTTTCCCCAAATATTTTGGCGTACATGTTTGAAGTTTCTTTTTCTTCATATAATTTATTGTCCTACAAATACGTTTACTAATCAACTCACACCTGGCGGTCCAGCTAAAGTTTACATACCCAAACATATTAAATAAATTAGGAATTCCGCTATACATCATACCTCGATACCAACTAGTGTCATTGATGTCAATCGTATTTCCGTTGACTTTGATATCTATTCCACCTAACAACTTTATATTTAATCCAGTTGCTAGTACAACAATATCACTACTAATATGTTCACCGTTGCTTAATTTTAAGCCTTTTTCTGTCCAACAGTCTATTGACTGATTTTTTATACTTGTCTTTGAGTCATAAAATGTGTTAAAATAATCATAGTCTAAACTGCAGGCAGGCCGTTGCTCCCAGAAATCATAAGATGGTGTTGTTTTTTTACCATAATATGGATTACATTGTAGAATTCTTTTCTTAAATTTATTTTTAAATAATTTTGAATAAAGATAATTTTTTACAGTTTCGTAAGATTTATATAATCTAGATGATATTTCATTACTGTTAATATTTACTATCCACCCAGGAGATCTTTGTATCAGTGTTACTGATTTAGCAAATTTTACAATACTAGGTGTCATTGTTACAGCCGTACATCCACTACCTACTATAGTTACATCCTTATTAACATAGTTAGTGTTATTCCAATGTTGTGGATGTACAATAGTTCCTTGATATTTTTCTTGATTATCAAATTTTGGAATATATGGATTATTGTAATCATACGTGCCAGTGCTACAAATAATAAATTTACATATATAGTCTGATTTATTAGTTGAGACATGCCATTGTTTATTTTCCCATTCAAGAGATTGTACCTTGGTATTAAATAAAATATTTTTTTTAATATTAAACTTTTCTGCTGTTTGATTTATATAATCCTTAATTTCTTTTCCTAGACCGACAATTTTGCCTTGCCAAGGATTAAAACTGTATCCGTAGGTATACATATCGCTGTCTGACCTAACACCTGGAAATTTCATTAAATCCCAAGTACCACCTAAATCAGATCTTGATTCTAATATTTTATATGATAAGTGCGGACAGTTTTTTTGAATATAATAAGCAGATTGTATTCCTGCTATACCTGCACCAATTATGATTACATCTATTTTATCCATCGTAAAGCGAATTCAGTTATTTTTTGTTTATCTACAAAAGGATCAAACCATATTTCACTTTTGGTTCCAACCTCGTGATCGTACATATAATTATGTAGTCTCCATCCATCGCCTATGATAAATTCTAAACCAATTTCTACATCAATGGTTATCTGACCAATGTTTTCATCTAACCAGGCAAGTATAGGAACGTGTAATAACATTTCTCTACTAATAGATCTGCGTTCACTTTGACTAAGTTGACTATAGACTTGTACTAGCTCTTTACTAGCTAGTATGTTAAAGGCAAGAGTGAACTTATGATCCACTCTTATCCTTGTAATCTTTTATTGCTGATTTGATCGCATCTTCAGCAAGGACAGAGCAATGAATCTTGACGGGCGGAAGTGCGAGTTCCTCCGCGATATCGCTGTTTCTAATTGCGGTGGCTTCATCCAGTGTCTTCCCCTTGAGAAGTTCTGTGACGAGACTACTACTTGCGATAGCACTACCACAACCATAAGTCTTAAACTTAGCATCTTGAATAATTCCATCTTCTACCTTGATCTGTAATTTCATTACGTCACCACACGCAGGAGCACCAACCATACCTGTGCCTACTGCTGGGTCCTCTTTATCTAAACTTCCTACGTTACGAGGATTTTCGTAATGATCTAAAACTTTATCACTATATGCCATGTATGTTCTCCTATACTTGACTATTATTGTATACTATTTATCGACCAGCCGTCAACCGTAAAAAAAGCCCTGCTAAAAAACAGGGCTTATGGAGTAGCAAAAGTCAATGTTGAGATTACCTTTTCATTGCCCTTTTAGCCATGGAGTCAACCGTTTTACGTGCTTTGTCTACAGTCATTGTAGCATTACCCGCTGATGTTAGATCAAAACTAACATGCTGTGGGCTCACGTCTGCAATCATGTTCTTTAACGGCGCTCTCTGTGCCATGCTTTGTAGCTGGCTCAGTGAAATATTAATGCCTAAATTATCTGCCATGTTAAGAAAAGTTTCTGTTCCAACTTTTCCTTTTGTGCCTAAGTCTTCTGAACGACTAATAAGATACTGAACCAAGGCCGCTAGTTCCATTTCAGAACCATATACCTCAAACAGTTTCATTAGCGTCTTTCTCTGCCTAAATCTGTATCTAATTCTGGTTCGTCAGTGATTTCTTCTTCGCTGTCTAATTCTACGTCAGCGTCAGCTTCTAGATCTAAATCTGCTTCATCATCTGTAGCAAACTCGTCTGGGCTAACTACTTCTTCGCCAGTAATTGGTGCCATTGCACTTTCTAAATCTGTTTTTGCCTGTTCTAATGCCTGTACTAAAGTTGAAATTGCTGTGTTTGTTGCGTCGTAATATGCCTGTGTTTGGTTAATACCAAGTTCTTGCTTCATCATTTGTGCTAGATTAGGCAAGTCCTTGTATTGCATTTCTGCAACATCTTCGTACATTTTTTGGATTCTATCAACAACGTCTTGAGCCGCTAGTGTTACCTGTGCTTCTTCAACGTCTGCTTCATTAATTTGTTTTGCTTCGTATGTTTTCTTTTTCTTACCAGCCATTAAACATGAACTTTCATGCTTGTGTTTTTTCTTTGAACCGCAACTTGCTTCTTCCATTTCTTCTTCATCTTCATCTGCCGGAGCAATATCCGCTGGTGCCATTGCTGACATACCAACATGTTTCTTTTGCTCACCTGTACCACCAGCATATGGATTTCTTGTATCTGCTGTGCCTTCTTGAACATGTGCTTCTAATGCTTCTTTCATCATTAGTGCTTGTAAGTAAGCAGGGTTATTCTGTGAAGTGTGTCTATCAATGCTTGATTGTACTTCATTTACTAATGCTGTTGTTTTAGCCAATAACTTCTGAGCCTGTTCTAATGAAAGACCTGATACGTCAACCTTACGATTGAAGTAGCTCTCCATAAGTTTGCCAACCTGTTTAATTTTATTTGTTGCTAGTTCTTGCAGTTTCATCGTCGAATCCTTTTTGTTGATAGTATTTAGCCAATTCAATTGTGTCGTTTAACTTAATTTTAATATCACTTCTAATAGCAATATTATTCAACACTTTGTCGGCCATCAACATTTTTCTATTAGCATCTTTTGTTGTACGCATAATTTGACTTTGACGATCAATATCCGTATCAAGACGCTGTAATCTCTTATCCTGTCTTAGCAAATGTTCTGCTTCTAATATCCTTGCTTGATTCTCTAGTATGCAATATGCTAGAGCGTTGCGACTGTTTGTAAACTCATGTACTAGTGTACTATGACGATACAAATAAAAATATCCGTCGCCAACTGGAGAAATTTTATAACGATTAAAGACAACAAAATCGTCCTTGACTTTGACGATTATATTTGATGAAAGACTTTGTAAGCTCTGTAAGGCGAGGTTACGAAACTTTTTATAATTTTTGTCTGTGGTAGCCATAACAGTCTACCAAACAAACTTAGTTAGTAACCAACCAATGACACCAATCAACATTGTAACTGCGGTGCCAGCCCAAGTAATCAGTTGCGTAGAACGACGGCGATCAAGATGGATAATCATATCCTTGATCTCCTTAACAGAGTTCTCTAAAGAACCTACTTTCTTCTCAACTGTATCTAACTTAGTTTCCAACGCATCGTACCTCTCGGCACATAACTCTACGTGGGCTTCTAAATTTTCTTTCTCAATTTGAGTAGTACTCAACGCTTTTTTCTCCAAAAGGATATTAAAGCATTAAATCTCTGCTGTGCCTAATAAGTAGCCTATATGTGCCTATTTTGTGTAATCTATGCTTTGTAACTAGCCTAAACTAGTTGCTATGTTTTATTTATCACAACCGACTAAATTACTTGGAAATAAGTATTGGTGTGTTCACCTAACGTATTGATTGTATTATTGATTTTAGCTGTTTCTGCTAGGCCATCTATGATAGGTATTCCGTTAAAATCTTGTATAAGACTGCCTACAGGACTGTCCTCGCTTCTATAGGCTTCTATTTGTTCTGAGCAAAAGTCAAAGCACCATATAGTGTAAGGGAATAAACTTGGCATGTAGTAACTGCCAAATATGTGTTCTTCTATTTGAATATCTTCTATCCTAATAGGTGTGTGTTCAACTGTAGGCTGAGCTCTTAAAGATATTAACTGTAAGAATGTTTCGTAGTTACGCTGTTGATTACGTCGTATAATATCCTCAGGTGTTTTAGGCTTACGTGTAAACCCTGTAGGTGTGATATCTATTAATGTATAACAGCGTATCATTCTTTTATTAATTCTACTAACACTCTAAGTCTATCTAGAGCTTCTTTAATCATTGTGTGTTGGGATAATGTTGACCAGTCTTGTTTGTACATCCAGTCTCTATAGTCTTTGAACTCGTCATCTAGTTCAGTAACTAGTTCACGTTTATAGTGTGGA